CGGCTCGGTGTTCCAGATTCGGGTTGATGGTGATTTCCGAAAGCTGTTCGGCAAACTCGAACCATAATTCCGAACTGACTGCCGGATAGCGGTCGGGATGCTTGGGCTTGGCTCCGAAGTTGACGCCGTTCACTGGTTGGTTTCGGCTGCGGAGAATATCCGTTACCCCTCCGCCCACGCCGGTATCGTCCACGTTGATGATGCTTGGATGATGTGTTCCGGCAAGGGTGATTATGCGTTCCGCTGTTTCGACAAGACTGGTCTTGCTCCAGCTCACGAGGTCTACTAGGTGGCGTCCCTTTACGATGGCTACGGCGGTTCGGTCGGCTCCGTATCGGGCCACGTCAACGCCGAAGCTTACGCCGCCTTCTGTTTGAGGTTGGCGTTCGGTCGCGTCTGTGAGTTGCTGCCAGCTTATGATCTGGTTGATTGTTTTCTCGTAGGGCATTCCTTCCCAGATGTGGGCGAAGTCTGGGTTGTTTCGTGATTCTTCGACCTGCTGTTTGATTTCCTCGGGGAGTATTCCGGCTTGTTCCGCATCCCGCCATGTGGTGTGATGGTGGGTGGTGCGTTGTTGGGTGAGCTGGCTCGGGTGGGTGACGAAACGTGTGGTTATCGCATCCTCCGGGGTTAGGGGATTGCGGGTGAAGATAATGGTGCTGCCGTTCTTTCGGATGGTCGGCAGCAACACGTCTAGGCTATGGTCGGTGATGAACTGCGCTTCCTCAATCCAGCAACGGTCTACACCTTCGATGCCTTTCAACGTGCTTTCGGGGTCTTCGTGCAAGCCCTTGAACCAGAACACACTGCCGTTGACGTGGGTTATCTGTTCGCGGGTGATGGTGAAACCGGGAAGCTCATAGCGGCTGATGATATCCGCTAGGAGCTGTTTGACGCTTTCTTGAATGCTGTTCTGGAATTCACGGGTGCATAGGATGCGGGTTGGGTACATGCTGGCTTCGAGCGCTAGGGCTAGGGCTACGCTGGTGCTTTTCGCGCTTGAACGGCCTCCGCTGTAGTCGTAGTAGCGGTATGGCGGATTGTCACGGTCATGGAGGAAGAACAATAAATCTTCGTATGCTTTGGGGATTACGAGGCTGAATGTTCCGTTTTGTTCCATAATGTGCGCGCGATTCTCAATAGTATGGTCTTCACCCGAGGGAACCCGAGTCTTATTGAGAATAATAGGCTCGGGTTTGTTCACTTCACCGTAACGTTGATCGTAGGCGGCTCGTACATCTGCACCGTCTGGTCAACCTGTTGGCGGGGCATGCCCTCGGTACGGTTGGCGACGTCCTGATAGGAGCGGAATGATTTCTCACCGCCCTTCTTCGCTTCAAGAACACGACGAAGGGCGATTTGTTCGGCTTGGGTCAGTTCGTCCATACGCTGCACCCACTCCGCGATTTCCTCGTTCGTGAGTTCAAGGAATTGCTGGAGGTTGTATTTCACGCTGCCGCGTTTTGTCCATTTACGGCTGCGGTCTTGTGGGCGTTCTTGGAAGCCGCCTTTACCGGTTGGGTTGTTGACGCCTCCGGTGATTCTTCCGTGTGTGTCTCGGGTTACGTTGCTCATAAGGTGTATTTTATGCTTTCTTGGGTTTAGTTTGTGTGTTGTGTTGGTTGATGATGGTTTGTATTTCTTCTGGAGTGGTGTTGAGTAGGGTGGCGATGTATTCGGTGTTGTAGTGTTTGCGGTGCCATTGGAGGGCTAGTTCGGTTTTGTGTTGGCTGAGGGGCATGATGGTTCCTTACGCGAGGATGTAGGTTATGAGTAGTTTGAGTAGGGCTATGGTGCTGGTGGTGATGAGTAGGACGGTTAGGGTGATGAGTAGGACGCCGAGAATGCGGCCTAGCTTGTAGCCGGGTGTGGTGTTGCGGAAGTAGTCGATTTCGGGTTTTTTTGGTTTCATTGGTTTGGTTTCCATGTGATCGTGAGGGATACGCCGGTGGTGGTGTTGTCGGCGTATCGTTTGTGGCTGGTTACGTCGGTTATCTGGCAGTCATCATGCCAGATGTGTGTTTCTGTGATGGCGTCGTATAGGGCGCGTTGGAGTTTGTCTATATCGGGTTTGACTGTGGGGTGTTTGCGTTTGTGGGGTGGGATGGTTTTGGGGCGTGGCAGGTAGAACGTGGTTTCTATTTTGATGTATGAGTTGGGTGGGATGGTTGGGTGTTTGTGGCTGAGGATGGTGTCGCGCACGTGGTCGCGCCACGGGCGTTCCTTCTTGTCCATTGGTATGAGGCGTGTGACGGGTTTACCGGTGGTGCGGCTCCTGCCGGTGATTGGACGGTAGGAGCCTTTACTGGCGGGGATGCCGGGAATGAACAGGCTGAACGAGAATGGTTCGCCGATCATTGGTTAAACTCCACCAAGTCGAACGTTGGTTGCGTTTCCGCTTTGAGTTTGAGCGTGCGTAGGATGTCGGCGCGGTTGCTTTGATGCTTGTATTCTAGTCGGTCTCGGCCGACGTATTTGAAGCGTTGCCCGCAATTGTGGCAGAACAGCGGGTCTGGGTTGTTCTTGTAGATTTCGAGGATTCGTCGGTAATATTCGGCGTCGTTTTCGGGTTGCCCGTTGATGCAGCGTTGTGTGGTGTCCGGCCAGATCAACGCTCTGCATCGAGGACAATAGGAGACGGGTGGGATACCGTCCACGGGTTTCGGACTTGCGGTGATGAACTTCATGGGCGTCCAGAAGTCTCCGGTTTTGCTGAGCATGTCCCGGTAGGTTTTGACGAAGCCTATGAGATCGAACGATTCGGCTGTAAGGCAGCATTCGAGAATGTTGAATTCGTCCATACTGTTGACGAGCGCATGGCACTCCAGCAGGTAGAGTAGTGATACCGGGATACTGTTGAGTTCGTTCGCGTCCTCGTAGTCATAGAGGGTTATGGTGGTGTCTTCGAGTTCGTCTTCTGGGCAGTTCTGCCACACTTTGACGTATGCGCGTTTCGTGAATTTCATGATTGCTCCTTTCCTGAAAATACGCCGGTTTGGTAGGCGTCACAGATCATCCGGACGAGTTCGTCTGCCTCTAGTTGGATAAATGGGTACGCGCTCGTATCGATTTCACGGCCAGCATCCTGTTTGGGATTCTCGGTTTGTTCCGATTCGGTGGTCTTCGATGAGTCCAATAATTCTAGGACTTCATCGGAGACTTTGGCAGTTGATTCGATGATGTAATTCTTACCTTGCTTGTCAATGTCCATAACGCTTATGGCCGAGTGTATTGCGTAACGCAGTTGTTGGGCCCCTACGAGATAGCGGGTCATGGTAATTCCTTTCAATCGGTGGTGACTTGGGTCAGTCCGCACATTTCTCCCTTGGTGGCAGACTGTGCACAGCCAGTCTGTATCCGCAGTACGGGCAGGTCACGTAATGTGTGCCCACCGTCTCGCCGCAGTGGGTGCACTCTACATATCGGATTGCTCTGCTCATTTCGTGTCCTTCCAATGTTTTTCACGCCAGTCGGCTACAGCCTTGCGGTCTTCGTCTGTTAATCCCGCATGGCACTTGAACATGACAAGGCTGAGCGCGAACTCGTAGCCTTTGCTCCATATGTCAGGCACGCCATGCACATGGTTCTCGTCGAAGAGGTAACGGCAGTAATCATGCAGTTCGTCAATCGTCATTTCGTGTCTTCGCTTTGATTCGGTACTTCCGTGGGCATGTTGCCGGTGTAGTCGAGCATGGAACGGCAGTGGTCGGCTGTATTTTCGTATGCGTTGATTTGTCCCTTCGCGACACCGTATGCGGCCATGTCATGCTGCCTTAGAAGAGCGCTCGCCAGTCTCAGGCCTTCCGCTGCTAACTGTTCGCACCAGTCGATGATCTCGTTGAGGGTCTTGTCTTTCTCGGTGACGTTCACTACCATTTAGAACACTCCCATTCGTTGTCGGTCTGGTTGAGCGAGTTGGTCGGGCCGAACGTGTCGGTTCCCGGCCACTGGTTGCCGGTCTGCTGGTCTTGCTGAGGCTGCTGGTTCTTCGCCTTGAGCATGGCGAGGCTGATGGTCGCGTGTTCGATGATGAAGTCGGTGCGCGGCTGCCCTTGGTTGTCGGTGCCGGTCTTCCATTTCAGGACACCCTCGACCCTTACCGGTGTGCCCTTGCGCAGCATGCGTTCGTAGGTTTCCGCAAGTCTCAGGTCATACTCGAATATGGTCGCCCACATGGTGTCGTGGTCAACCCACTGTTTTGTGGTATTGTCCATGTGTCCGCCTGTGGCGGCGACTCGGATAAGCATGTAGGGGGTGCCGTTGCGGGTCTGTTTGCGTTCGGGGTCTGCCGCCAAGCGTGCGAGCGGCAGTGTGATTCTTGGGTCATTCATCGTCGATCGTTGCTCCTATGGGTAGTGGTGTGATGTCGGGGTTGAAGTAATAGCGGCTGCCTACCTTGATGTATGGCAGTCGTTTCTCACGGCAGTATCTGCGGACGGTCTGGATGTTGAGGTGCCAGCGTTCCGCGTACTGCTCCGTCGTTGCAGTGTAGTCTTTAGCGTACATGATTCAAATATACATCAGATTATTCTTGATTGCAAGTAGCATATGCTAGCTATATAATATATATATGCGCACTGGAACCGGGCGCACCAACATCGAATAAGATAGTAATAGGAATAAAGTAAGCGCCTCCCCGTGGAATCGGAAGAGAGGCGCTAACAGAAAGGCGGAAACGTGTCCGATACGAGTATAGCACAGAACTCGGGTTTTTCAATGTTGCCGAATTGGGCGGTGGATGATGACCGGTTGGGCGGCTACGACCTGCTGGTGTACATGGCGCTGATACGTCACGCCGACAACACCGGCGTTTGCTGGCCCAGCTTGGAGCGGCTGGCGAAGATCGCGCGTTGCTCACAGCCCACGGTATCCAAGAGCCTCAACGTGCTGGAACAATTGGGGTACATTCGACGGGTCAAGTCCGATGGCAGGGCCAACCGGTATCACGTCTCGCTGTGGAAGCCCACCCAAAAACAGGGTTATGACCCTGAACCGACCCCAAAACCTGCTTTTGACCCCTCAAAACCTGCTTTTGACCCACCCCAAAACGAGGTTTTGACGAACAATACCCAAGAGAACAAAACCCAAGAACAATACTCGCGCGAAAAAGAAAAAATCACAGTCGCCTGCCATTCGGTGGATACCCTCAAGGCTCTTATGGCGTTGTGGCCAAAGAAGTGCAGGGTCTCTAACGAATTCCTCATGTATTTCAATACGGCTTACGACGAGGTTGGTGCCAACACGCTCATGAGAGCGGCGAAGCGCTTCGTGAAATCCTGCGAGGGTACGCCATTGCAGTACGTGCGGACTCTGCCCATGTGGCTGGCCAACTCGGTTAACTGGAGATCGCAGAAGCAGGAGCAGCGGAGCGAAGCGCGGCTGTCGAATTGGATGTCCCATAGGCTTCCCGATTCCATGTCCGCCGACGTGGCGACCGTTCTGCGTGCGAGGCGTGCGTATTGGGGTGCCACCGGTGGTGTGGAGGCTTTGGAAATGGAATTCTTCCCAGACGAAGTTAAGAATGTGGGCAATTTGCAACAAGAACCAACAGTGTGATATAATATCTATATCACACATTGCATGGAAAGGATGCATATGAAGATCTACACAAACCGATACCACGACTTCACCCCGTCACAAGGCATACCGGTACGCATAACGTACGGTTCGCCCAGATGGCGGCTACCATACACGATCGCAGCATCGGCGAAAACAGTGACGCCGGGCCGATGGTTCATGGAAGGAACCGACGAAGAATTCACCGAACGGTATTGTGCCATGCTGGACTCACACGGGGTCGCCCGCATCAGAACGGAACTTGAAACGATATCGCAACTCAACGGAGGTAAAGACATCGTGCTTCTATGCTTCGATGACGTAAGAAAAGGCTTGTGCCACCGAACGATTTTCGCCCAATGGTGGCAGGAAAAGACCGGTGAAGAAGTCAAGGAATTACAAAAAGGTTTGGAGGCCGCCCAAAATGTGCTATTCTAATGACCGTTGCTATTCCGCCCCTAGCTCACCGGATAGAGCGCCCAATCTCGAATTGGGAGGCACCAAGTTCGACTCTTGGGGGGCGGTCTGATGGCAGGTTTCAACTCACCGTCCATATTGTTCCTCAACACTTGGGATAAGCCCGAACGTGATTGGAACGGGAATCTGTTTAGGCAGGCACCCGCGTCAGGGTATACGCGATACGTCGAACTGTACGCCGGAGCCTTCGCCAACTGCATGGTCGCCGTGGAGAACGGCTGGAAACCGGAGCAAATCGAGGCGTGCGACGTGTGGGCGTACACCGCAGCGCTCGGATATGCATATAGCGGGACGCCTCTCACCGAAATGCGGGCAACCGTTGACGGTTCACCAGTCTCGCTCTCAGGAAACGCAGCGGATGACGCGGCTACCGTAATCATGGCGCAATATCGTATGCGTCTCAGCAAGCACGACGATATCGATTACTACCGTGAACTTCTGGCTGATCTTGACATCAACGATTCGGAACACGTCGGCCAGCTACAGGAGCGAATCGCAGCGAATATGGTCAAGTTGGGGGGGCTGAGATACGAGCCCACCGACCCGATGAAGTACGCGGAACGCATTATGGACGACCCGCACACCATCGTGTTCGCCAATCCTCCTACGTATCCGGGAGCTTATGAAAAGTTCTTCGAGACCGGGGGGAGGTTCCAATGGGCGGAACCTGAATACAACGTGTTCAATGCTCCTGTTGATATTCCCAAGCTCTGTAAGCTGTTCGATGGGCGTAAGGCGTTGCTGATCTGCCAGCAGCAGCAAACGCCCGGAAACGCCGCAACTGATAGCCCGGTCTACGCTAGGCGTCTGGGTTTGGACAGTGTGATTTACATGAATTCCAACCGTCCGAACGAGGTCAAACGTCTTGTCGGCGGGAACATGGTGACTGTGGCGGCGTCGAAATCGGCGGAGATACCGATACCGATATTGCCCAGAGATCATCAGATTACCGAACGTTCCGAAATCAAGGTCGTACCGTTACGCGATAGCGCGGCCCAAGACTCGTATCTGCAAGTGATGCGGCATAGGATATCGGGAAACGTGAGCCCGATGTGTGTTCTCGTACTAATCGACGGTTACGTTGCCGGGATCATCGGATATGGTTTGCCAAATCCCATGTACACGATTCGCTACGCGGTATTGCGTCAAGCATTCGGGGTATCCCACAAACGGTATCGGCTTACGAAGCTGGTCACGATGATAGCGTTACGTCGTTCCACGTTCCAGCTCTGCGCTACGCCCAAGACACAGATACTCGTCGATGCGTGCGATGGGCTGGCAACCGTTGAGTACACGCGATATCCCGAAGCCAAGGGACTTCGCGGCCTGATGAAACTGGACAGACGTGACCGTAAGAATGGACAGTACCAATTGCAGTATAAGAGCGATTGGCACGAAGAGACCGGCTTAAGGAACATTCTCGGACAGTTCCTAGCCAAAGAGAACAGGAGGAAATAATGGCCGATGTCGACACGTCGCAAGAAATGACCATAGCCGACGGTTTGGTAATCAAGTGGGTTGACGTGGTTAATCTCAAGGAACAAGACCTGAACGCGCAGGTCATGGAACCACGTAAGTTCGACGCGCTGACCCAGAACATCAAGCTACGAGGGATGTTGGAGTCATTGCCGTACTGTTCGCAACCGAACGGAGAAGGGCCGATAAGTATTGTTTCCGGCCATCATCGTACAAGAGCCGCCGCCCGCGCCGGTATCCAACGTATCCCGGTTATCGTGGACACGAAGCCTATGACACGTTCCACCATAACGGCGAAGCAGATTGCCGCCAACGAACTCACCGGCCACGCCGACGAGAAACTACTGGCGCAGCTGGTCACTCAGATGGACAACGTAGACGACTTGTTGCTCAGCGGGCTCGATCAGGACAGTCTACCGCACGTCGAACCGCAGCAAATCAACCTGAACAGTTTGAATGTGAAGTACGAGTATAAGAACGTGGAGTTTTTGTTTCTGACCCGCGAATACGAAGAACTTGAACAGTTCGTGGATGATTGCAACTCGGACATGCTCGGGTTGGTGCCTATGGAATTGTACGACGAGTTCGTGCATCAGGTGACATCGTTCGCTTCACGTAACGGAATCAAGAATATGGCTGCTGCGGTATCCAAGATCATCGAGATAGCGAGGAAAGACGCCGAGGAAGAGTGATTACAGGCCGGGCGAGTCCCGGCCTTTTGTTTGCATCACAAGACACAATGTGATATAATAAATATATCAAGCCAATAGGCTTGCATTATTCCCAAGGAGGACACAATGAACAAGACATATATCCAAACTATTCGCGGCGGCATCCAGCGCGTCATCCACCTTGCCAAAGACCACTGGACTCAGGAGCCCAAACGGTGCGGCTTCAACTACCATCACGAACTCTACGGGTACATCCCAGTCTGCAAACTGTCCAAGCTGATCCGGGAAGCTCGGAACGAAACATGGGAGGAATACGCTTGGCTCTGCTACGAGAACCGCTACCCGACTCTGGAGCAGATGGCTGCACAGATGCTGGAGTGCGAAAGCTATACAAAGTTTTCCACGACGCTGTACGAAACCTTTAAGCAGAAATCCCAGATGGAATCGCATCACACTGTCGCAAAAGTATTCGTCGGCGCTGACGGCTTCGAATACCGCGCCTTCTGACAAGGCAAAGGAGGAACAGAAATGGGAAACGCTATGGAAATCACTCTCGATCAGGCCCGCGACATGATTCGCAGCATCGATAACCGTCTAATTCCCGAATGCCGCGACTTCGACACATACACCGAGACAGACGATATCTGGCGTATCGGAGATTACGGATACGTTGACGCCGACGTGTACGAGCAAGCATTCCGGGACTATGAGGAACGTAACGGGAAGACCGAGTGGGCGCGCACCATGTACGTGCTTGAAGGCAATCAACCAGACTGCCTCGAAGCCTTCGTGAAAGCGTACAATCTCGGCGGTATGGCATTGCTGTACGGGCTTCTGGATGACCAGTTCGATAACGGGAACGCAGATGAGGTGTATTTGACGAACGGCGAGGCATGGCCAATCTGACTTAATGCATGTCCTAGCGTCCTAGCGTCCTAATTGGCGTTATTCCGCCAATTCACAGCGTCCTAACCCGTCCTACTAGGGGCGCTAGGACATGTCTATGCGTGTCGCTGATTGCTTAATCACACCACATGTGATATACTTTATATATCATCACACTATCAGAAAGGAACTTTGTAATGGCGGACAACAACCTCAGTAACAAATTCATGAAAGTCCTCAACGAAGTCCCAAACTTCGTCACAGACGAAACCGCACAGGCAGGTAACCGGACTTACAAGTATCTCAACCTCGCCACGATACTCAAAACCATCAAACCGGTTTTCGAGAAGTACGGTCTGGCATTCAGCCAGCGCGTCACGTTCGACAACACGGGAGAAACGCGACAGGCCATCGGAACAGTGGAAACCATCATTTTCGATGATACAGACCAGATGGTGGTCTGCTCCTATCCGTTCTTCGTGACCGGCGACCCCCAGCAGGTCGGTAGCGCGATCACTTACGCCCGCCGCTATAGTCTCTACGCAGTGTTGGGCATCTTCCCCGACAAGGACGACGACGGAGCGTATGCCAAACAGCGTTACGAGACCGCAGACCGTGCGATCAGCGCCGAACAGTACGCCGATCTGGTCAAGGCTATGGATGCGCACAATATCACATCCGCAGAGCGCGGAGACTTCATCAACGGCACTCTGAAACGTCGGGTCAGGGGATGGAATGGACTCACGCAAACCGACCTGAACAGTCTGATGAACGCCGTCAACCGAATGTAAGTGGCCTTTCGCGTTGGCGCACTTTTGGGATTTTGCTTAAAACAAACCGATTTATAAGCCCTCTTGTTCCAATAAGGGAGCTGGAATGGAGTATCTGAAATGTTTGACAACGAACTTGCCTTCGACAAGCTGCTTGACTCGCTCGGCGCGGAAACGCTGCTGGATAATCTCGTTCTGGCGTTGACGGCTGATGAGCAGCGTGAGAACTTCGATTATATTGCGCGTTGCTTTGACATTGACCTTTCCGACTGCGAAAGCGAGGCGTGAAAGGGGAACGTAAGTAGTCCCCCTCTTATATTCCGGGCTTTCAGGCGTGAGCCTATCAATCACGCCCATCAATCACCGTTGATTATCCACGTCCTACTAGGGTGCTGGGACATGCCCCCTGCGTGTCGCTGATTGCCTAATCCCACAACATGTGATATATTATATATATCAGGCATTGGGCTTGATATATGACCTAAAGAATTGAACACAAACCATTATCAGTAATCACATTCCATATTCAGCATGAAAGACTTGTGGGCGGGACTCGTCACCCGCCCACACCCAACCGAAAGGACAACACCAATGAAGATCATCAATGTATCGCAAGCCCACGAAACCGAGGCATGGCTCGACGAACGAGTGGGCCGTATCACCGGCACCAAAAGCGGCGGACTCGCCTTGGAACACTACGCTCAGACCGACGTAGAAAAACTTAAAGAGTACCGAGACAAGGCGTTGGAACAAGCGAAGAAGGCGAAGACGCCAGACAAAGCCACCGAGTATTACACGAAGGCCCAGAACTACGATGAGAAGATCGTGGACGCCGAAGCCAAGAACAAGCGGCTTAAGGTCGGCGTGGACTTCTGGAAGTTCCTAGCGGAACTGTGTGCAGAACCAGCGGACGGTGAACCTCCGATGGAACGCGGCCACCGTCTCGAACCCGAGAATATCCAGATCACCCTCAAAACACTTGGCTTCAACCCCGTCGATTGCGTCCCCGATTGCGGTATCTGGGAGAGTGACGACGACAACCGTATCGCGTGCAGTCCAGACGCCTACGAGAACACTGAGAAGCCGACGTGGGCCATTGAATGCAAGTCGCTCGGCTCAGCCTACCATTTGCAGACGGTAGTGCCGTGGATGATGCACACGGACGCCATGCGATCTCATATCGTCAACCTGAAACCTGAGCTGGTGGACGTTATTGAGCAGGTTCTTCCGGAATACACGCTCGACGGAAAGGCGACCGGCTTCGACTTCATCCCCGACCAGTACAAAGCTCAGGTGCTGCAATACTTCGTGGTGTGCGATTCGCTGGAAGTCCTGTTTTTCTCGATGTTTGACCCGCGCGTGGTCGGAGAGGCAAGCCATCAGGTTATTCCCGTGTACCGTAAGGACATTACCGCAGAGATCGAGGAACATAAGCGTCGCCAGTTGACCACGCTCCATATCTCCGATGTGCTGGCCGACGCTCTGGGGGTGACGTTCTGATGAAGACCGCAACCATTCTGGAAAGCCCTGACATGTTCGCACTATTCGACGGATGCCCCACATGCAAGCGGCAGAGCGCCGTTTATCTGATGACGTGCCGCGTGTACGCCCAACAGATGGGGCGTAGGCTCCGCATCGTATCGTCGGGCAGCCCCACCGCCCGAGCGATACGCACAATTGCCAAAGATCAAGGCGTAATCGTGCGTTACCCGATGATCTTATTGGACGGATTGATTTACTTCGAACCGCAAGACATCAGCCTTGACGATTACCTAGCGGACGATGACGAACCAGAAGAAGAGGAGGAACCCAATGAAGAATAACGGTTTAACCAGCGATGTGCTGGAACTGTTCGACCGTAACCATATCACCGCGAACACTCTGCGTAAGTTCGTGGTGGAGAGCGTTGCCGACTTTCTCGGAGACAACAAGCACGACAAGGTGTGCGGCAAACTGTTTGACCGTTGGTATCAGCACGTTCGACGCTCCATTTGGGTCGGTGCCGCTCAATACGTCTTGCAACAGCACGGGTTCGACCACGACGAAGCCACCAACGAGGCGAAACAACTCTACGAAAGCCTGTACGCGGATTGCGACAAGCGGTATCACTGCTGGCGTCGCCACGAGGAAAGGAAAACCGATGAAGACTAATGGCAATTGGTGGACTGCCGTGCTTTCGGCTGGAATCACGGCGGGATACGTAACCACTGTCGCGCAGCTCTCGCCCGGCCCCGGCTATATGTTCTCCGCGCTCCGCCGCAAGCTGACCGTAAAGACCGAGAACCTGTCCAACTCGCTCCCCACGTGGGCCAAGGATTACGTGGACAGTCTCGGAGAACTCGCCTACTGCGGCTGGTGTCTCAGCCCGTGGGTGTCGCTTCCGGTATGGGCGATGGCAGCCAAGATCAACCGGATACGGTTCGGAGTCAAGTGGGTGGCCGGGTGGATTGTGGCCGCTGGCATGGCCGCATTCCTCCGCCACTCGGCTGAAACGGCGGTGGCGTAATGTTCAGCAAACAACAGGTTCATGTGCTGTTGATTCTTTGGATAGCTAAGCGACCGCTTACCCATGAGGAAATCGAACGTATGGCGGTTTTAGCGAAGTATGACGATACTCCGCAGGGATTGAGGACGCGCATGATCGAGCTTGAGCGTTCCGGTCATGTGTACCGTGTCGATCGGGATGGTGTGAACAGTCGGCACCGTCATTGCTGGCGGTTCGCGCTGACTGACGATGGGCGCGAAGCCATTAGTGAGCTGTTTGGCGAAACAGAAACAATGTGATAGAATCTATATATCACATATCATAGGGAGGTGAACATGCGCAAGCAAAACATAATCAAAACCGTAATCAACGGCCAAGAAGTCACCGTGGAACAGGACAGCCAGACCGGCCAGTTCTTCACACGACAGAACATCGGCAACATCCCAGTTGACTATACGACCATCAGCGACCGCGTAACCATCGGCCAGTGCATCAAATACTGGCGTCTACGACACGGGTATTCGCAGGCGGAACTAGCCGAACGAATCGGCGTCGCAAGTCCGAACGTGGTAGCCATGTGGGAAACCGGACGCCGCAAACCACAGAAGCAATACCGGTTGCGACTAGCCGAACAACTCGGCTACGACCTCCTGACAAAAGACTAAACCATAGTCTAAAAACCTATACAATAATCCAATCATCATCACGCCAAAGGAGCAACAATGGAAACCATCAACTATCTGACCTCGATCATCAACCTCTTACAGAAAACCCCACAAGCACAAGAAATCATCGATGTCCAAGGACTCGGACAGGAACTCACGTTCGGTCAAATCGGGATTAAAGACGCCGGAGCATTCCTCAAGCTCTACGGCGTTCTAAGCAGCGTTGAAGGCGTCAAGATAACGTCCATTCGAGAATGCAAGACAGACACCGATAAGCAATATTTCTTCAAATTAGTCGCCCCTGTAACCCTGTATTTCTTCCACTGCGAAGGAGTATTCAAGTGAGCAAAACAGACCCGGATATCGAAACCCGTATGAAGGTGTTCAACCGTGACCACGGGAGGTGCTTCATCTGCGGGCAATTCTTGAGCGCCTACGCTTTCAACCTGCACCACAGGCGTATGCGCTCCCACGCTTGGGAAGGGTTGAACCTGCCAAGCAATCTCATTACCGTGTGTGGGTCGGGAACAATGGGATGCCACGCACGCATCCACGCCCACCCCAAGGAATCATACGCAAAAGGGTTGCTGGTCAGCGCCTACAATGATCACCCAGAAGAAATACCAGTGTTCAGCGAATACCGAAATCGAGAATTCCTCTTGAACAACTGAAAAAGAAAGAATAGCCCGGCACCAGTCGTCAAGACCAGTGTCGGGCTAGTTCATTCGGTCATCACACCATCGCTCGAAAGGAGCAACCCCAGTCTATCACTTGGAGGTGCCAGTGTAGATGCGGATCATGCCTCTTCCTGCCACCCCTGCGGGTAGGTGTCCGGAGGCCACACGCACCCGTCCAGCACGCACGTGTAGTGCTTCCCGTTGTAAGTGATTTTGTCGCCTACGCGGTAGGCGTCGTGCGCGCCGGTAGGCTGCTTGTATTCCGGCCATTCGTCGCCGGGTTCCTCGGGTCCGCCGAGGTCGGTCGATGAACCTGATTCCAGCTTGCTTAAACGCTCCTCGATGGTCGTCTCCCATTCCTCGATGGCCTTCACACGGTCGGCCAACGGAGCATAGGAATCGTCAGGCTTGGCGTTATCCTGCGCCTGTTCGAGTAGCTGTTTCATCTCATCCTCGGTGAGTTCGCCCATCACGTACATGGTCTTGATGCGCTCGGTGAAGTCAGCGAGGTCATAGCCTCCGGCGTTGATGAGGGTTTGGAATGTTTCGAACATTGGCTATGCTCCTTGCATGATTGCTTGATTGACCTCAAGCAATGCAATTGTCATCATCACCTCACTTGGAGATGCCTGCGTAGTGGACGCCGAACATTCCCGCCACGCCGGAGCCGACCAGAGCGCAAGCGCCACCCAGCACAGCCACCCACGACGGCATGTCCGGCACGGCACTCACGAAACTCAGCACCGCACCGGCGATACCAACCAGTCCGGAAACCAGATACGCCCACTTACGAGTCGCTGCGTTGAACGTCGGCACGTAATTATCATTGCCGTCCGCCACTTCGTTATTGATCTCGGTGTCCTTGGTCGGCTCACCAGTATTAATGCTCATAACAACAAACCTCCTATCGAATAGTTTACTTGATGCGGATTGTCTGGCCCGCGTAGATCACGTCAGGGTTAGCGATACCGTTCAACGCCACCAGATTGGAGACACTGGTACCGTACTGGGCGGCGATACCACTCAATGTGTCACCGGGCTGGATAGTGTACGTTGTAACGGACGGTGACGGTGCGCCGCCCGGCAGTTTCAGCACCTGACCCGGATAAATCAGATTCGGATCGGCAATGCCGTTAATCTGCTGGAGAGTCTGCCACGAAGCCCCATACTTGGCGGCGATACCACTCAGCGTGTCCCCCGACTGCACCGTATACGTTCCACTACCGGACTGAACAGTATTGGCAGTACCATTGATATTCAGCACCTGACCCGGATAAATCAGATTCGGATCGGCAATGCCGTTAATCTGCGCCAGCACCTGCCAACTAGTCCCATACATCGACGCGATACCACTCAACGTGTCACCAGAGCGCACGATGTACGTGCCAGACGCGGGAGTAGACGGAGCAGGAGCGGCAGGCGTCGGCACGTTGGTCACACTCGAATGACCCGCCTTATACGCATCCCACGCATCCACATCACCATAGAACTTGTCAAGGTCAAGACTGCCTGAGTATCCGGGCAGACGACCATTGCCCGAATACTGGCGGATAGCGCACGCATACGCGCCCTCGTTCCACGGCGTATCCTGATACCCAGTAGCGTCCATATTCGCGTACTGAGCTACCCACAATCCACGATCACCAATGTTCTGCACGTCGTTAAGCATAGACGCTCCCACGTAGACGATAGGCTGAGAGCCTGTACGCTCGTACACGCGGTCACAGAACGACCTAATCCACTGCTGAGCAGACGCGCCAGACCCGACCAGTCCGTTACCCTGTTGCTCCCAGTCCAAGCACCATACGACCTTGCCGACCCAATTCGCGCAATTGTTCACAAAGTAGTCAGCCTCGGAAACGGCGTTACCGCCGTTGGCGTAATGGTATACGCCCACACACTTTCCCAGACTCAACGCCTGTTCCACCTGCCGAGCACAATCCGCTGACACGTACCAGCATCCCTCCGTCGCCTTACTAATGACGAAATCACACGGTACAGCAGACAAGTCGATACCAGCCTGCCAATTACTGATGTCAATACCATTCAAAGCCATCGAAACTCCTTTTATAAGCTGATGGGGTAGAAGAACAGCCACGCCATGCATAAAACGGCGTAGGCCGTCATCAGGACGTGGACTATGAACGAGACGACGAAGAGCGACATGATAATGATCATGCACCGTTTGAAACGTCTCATAGGATCATTTTATCATCAAAAACGAATCGATATTATTATCACCGATAATGCCCATTATATTAGAAACGGTGGAACGTGGAAACAGAAGAACGTTGTGATCGACCCATACGCTGGAATAACTTTCACTAGATCAGACGGGCAATTGCAGGTAAACAACGGCATGACGCTAATGCGTATGACGTTTACGCATAACGACTTTGACGGCGTATCCATCGTGAACGATAGTAACGGAGCGAACGTAACTAACCTACCCGTAGGCGATTACTCCGTCTACGTTTCGCTGCCATTGTCGACTCCCGCCGGATGGCTGAACCTCAATATCGGTGGTAGCATTGGAATAACGAATTTAGGCCCGACTGTAAGCGAACAATTAACGGGAGGGATCGGGTATACCCGATTGAATTTGGCCACGATGCTGAGAGTAACTCAGACGAACACGAAGATACGGGTTTTCACAAACAATAACATTTCCGGTACCATGCGTAGAGAAGGGGTCATGTTCATAACCCGGCTCGGCTAGTCATTATCTCCGGCCAGTTCTTCAAGTGATGCAATACGGTCGCGTAGATCATCAGGCAACGACGGTTTAGGATGATTCTCCAAAAATTCAGGGTCGATAATCTCGCAGAACTTCGACAGCCAGTGTCCCAACGCGCGAATATACCCAGTCTCAAGGTCAATCGTGTATTGCATCGCATCACGGTTCTTGATTAGTGCGCTTATTTTCTGGTCTTGGGCGTCGATCTGCCGTTTCATGTCCCCTTGAGCGGACACTAAAGCTTGATACGCGCTGGTCAAGTCTGACCTACGGTTAGCTAGCCATGTTATGAATCCTCCGAGTGCTACGCCGCCTACGCCGATGATTGCCGTGAGAACTTCCATCATGGTTCCATCTTAGACCGTGAAGATAATATCCATTATCATGAACAGTGGAACATGGGATGATGTCGTTTATCATGTGAAGAACGGCAACTGGGAGATGTGGATTAACTTTGGATGGTAACTACCACGGCACAATTTCAATAGGCCCGTATATGACACCCAATGACGTGTTCCGCCCATTGGTGAGCTTCGTCGTTCCGATTCCGGAGAATATCGAAGTGCGAGCAAAGGGCGGTATGCCGCTATAACGAGATTACAGGTTCCGGTTAATCCTAGTTACGGTGAACTCCGTAAAACTGCCGACAGCCGAAACGTAATTATCCCCAATACCCAACGACATAACAGTGTCATCCGGGATATTGTAGACCACGGTCGGAATGCCGAATGACGTATATCCAGTCCAATCACCCTTTGAGAACGAAACATGAGTGTCGATATACTTGGTCCATTTGTTTCCGGAGTACCGTCGAAACCACACCGTAGGAGCGTCTGTATGATCATACTTGACGTTAATGAATGCGCTAAGCATGTACCATCCACCGTGCAGAATATGGCAGCAGTTTATGTTTCCGAACTTCGCCAATTCCACGTTTTGAGTGTTTCCGAACGATGTGACGTGGGACGAGAACGTAAATTCAAACCAGTTGTTAGAATTCAAGTATCCGACGGCTTTGAACGTGTCCGACGAGTCAAATAACTGTGAAGAAGCCCACGTTCCATTGTTTCTAACATAATGGGCATTATCGGAAATAGTCACAGCCTCCTGCCCGTCCACCGCGTCAATGGTGTTAAGCTGGGTAAGATTACGCGCCATCAGAATTGCATTATTGCGAATCATCGGGGCCGCATCCGACGCGACACCGGCGTTAACCTCAGCGATTACAAGACCGTTGATATTCGAGTCAGGCGTACCAGCCGTGAACACTTCGATCTTGCCGCGTGGAGTAGTACCGTGAGACTGTGACGGGTCTTCCACCGTAACCGCGATCTTGTAATTGTTGGTGGAGTCCGCCAGTTGCACGGTCGTATTGGTGGTAATGGCGTAGGTGTACGCGCCGAGCCCATCCCACGGGCTGATGGTACCGCAATGAGGCTTGACCGTAGCAGTCAGGCCGCTCACCGTGACCAGAGGACTCGGGGAACCGTAGCGGATGCCGGACAAACCGTTGAACGCGCTACCATCGGACGGTACTAATAGAGGGTTGATGGCGTGACGGTAATCGTCCGCCGTGTACTCCGGGGAACCGTTTTTCGCGGTAAGCGGGTGCATGATGATAGCCATAATCATTCCTCCGAATCGTCTACACCTATTTTATCTTTGTCAGTGGATAGAGCGTCAACCTTAGCTTTGAGCGCGTCCAAGTCATCCGCTACCTGTTGAGCGAGTCGGAGCGCCGCCACACCAAGCATGGGGTAGTTGATGCCTACCAGCGTGCCGTCTTCATCGTATTCGCAGAAGAACCCCAATCCGTTTTCATCCAGATCGTCGGCGATCATGCCGACCAACGGCTGCGCGTCATCAAGATTCTGGTTCTTATCATCCTTCATCCGATATACGCGCCACTTCACCTTGCGGAGAGAGGCAACCGGAATAAAGTCGTCGGCGTCCACGATATCGGTCTTCACTGCACGAATCGACTGGGCCGTGCCCATAGTGCCGTTAGACAACACCCACACCGCGCGCCAAGAGCCTGACGCAAACACATTGTTATAAGCGTTGGCGATACCAGTACCACCACGATTGGGAGCCAATACACCCCAGTTCCACGTCTGAGTTTTAACGTCAATCTCGGCACGGGTATAGCTGTTGCGAGTGATGCTTTCCTGCACACGCTGGTCAAGATTGTTCGTCAGCGTCTGCACTTCCTCATACATTTTCGTGATCTGATCGACCATAGGTTTAACGCTGTTGACGATGCTCGGCGGCAACTCTTGTAACTGGCGTTTGATGTCCGAGAACTGGCGTGCTGTAGCGTCCGCGCTATCTAGACTGAACTTGAATTTGCTCGGCATTCGTGTCCTCCTGCTGCAACGTTGGGGTGATAGTCCAAACTCCACTGAAGTCTATCTCGTACCCGATGATACGGGCTTTACCGTGATTATGGTCGGGGAAATGCTCGGCGTCTTCTTCCACTGTCCACGATATGAGGTCGCCCGGCTTCCACCCCTCATACACCATCGGAGCGGAAAGCAGACTCAAGCCCATAGTGACGGTCTGGGTACCGTTCTGCATCTGCAACAACGAGGACTTGGCGTGTTCGTTCAGCGTACTCTTGTTCGTGATGCTGGTGGACGGTTGGAACACATATTCCAGCATGGGCCTGTTAGGTTGGGTTACGATCATCCAATCGGATTGCGGACGGTCGCCAGCGTCAGCCGTACTCACAGCCATTACCGCGTTAGCACCGTACCCGTTTGTGTAATCCTCCAACAGGTTGAACGTGGTCATAACGCTTTCATCGAACGTCATGCTTGGCGTGGTGGAACCGATATGGTCGGCGACCGTCATCACAGGCTCATAATGCCCGTCGTTGATGGTACGCCATGATGTACACCATTCCGGCCCGTTCAACACGTTCGCAAGCTCTTGCAGCACGCTTAACAGGGTTTTATCGCTTTCTGCTTCATACGTTCTGTCGCGTTTGACGCTACTCGGGGACGCTTCGACAACGAGATTGAAACGGTGGTTTTTAAGCGTGGTGGTTACGAGGTCTTCCACGATCTCGCACTGGTCACGATTCGTGTACGTGTGGTCTTGCACGTACACGTTATCGAGGTAGTGTTCGACGGTTGCCAACGTCAGTGTTAATCCGTCTCCGCGCATTGCACGCTCGCGTTTGACCACGATACCGCCCCACAGGACGGTAGATTCGCGTACCAGAAGTATGGCAGCCTGATACGGTGTGGTGGCTTCATCCCAATTGCGGGGAGCGTTGTGCCACGGGAGCGTGGCCGTTTCGCTGGTTGTTTCCTCGAAACGGTACGTCAAGTGAGTTAGTTGGAGGTCGGGGAGTTCGGCTATCACAGTGCCGTCGTTCAATGTGACGGCGACGAACTGCAAGCCGGAACGCTGCCACAATACACGCGCAGTGTCCGAGTATAAGCCGTTCGACTGCGGCAATCGGTTGGAGATAAAAGGCATCCGGCACCTCCTTAGATGTAAGCAGGGTTGAACGTGACCGTCATACGCGCGTTATCAGATGGTTCCTCGGCGCTGAACATCCAAATATTCTCCCCGACCTCCGCGTAACTCCATTCTCGTCTGGTCACACTGCCACGTGCCGGATCGGTGCCCTCGACAAGAATCTCATGCGTAGCACCGTTGATAAGAATGTAATGACCCTCACCCAAACTGAGATCGAACGCCATGATATGTCCACTCGGATTATGCTCAACCTGCGGATTGACCACAGGCCCATCGATACGAATAGTCACCGGACTCGGAGCACTACCCGTGTTAGTAAGGCGCACTCTACCCGACACGACTGTTTCAGACCACACCCACGTTGATTTACTGCCAGTATTGAGGTCCTCGAAATGATAGGGGAACGTTATACCGCCCTGAGTGTGCGGCAACCCGGTTTTTTCGCTCACTGACTGAGTATCGTAAAGATACGAGTCCAAAGCGGTCAATCCGATACTGAATTTGAGAATGTTCACACCAGCCCACTCCACCAGCGGAGCGGAAGACGACTGCATGACCTGCACCTGACGGCTGATGTCCCCCAACTCCACGACAAGCGACTGACTGGTGATATTAAACGAACGTTTGAACGCATCCCAAGCGTTGATACAGTTTTCCGTGCATCTGCCGATAATATGACCCTCGACACTGATCGAGCGACCCTGAGCCACTGGAATATTGCTAAACCAGCCATCCGACCATGCTTTGTCCTTGGTCTGCAAGGTCGAACCAACACCGTCGAACAATCCCGAAACGTTCTGAAACGTCACATGCCACTCACACCCATACGAGTCAGTCCCATACAAGGGGAACCCGTTCAGGGTCAGACGGACATCGCGCGGGTCAAGGGTAAAGATAGCCATACCCTCAGTCTACCCGCGCGGCTTGTCACACGTAATGGAAATTAATCACCCTAACGGTTTCCCGTGCCGCCGCGTTCGGGTCAAGCGCGTTCACCGTGATAGGCGCGCTCACACGCGGGCCACTGTTCATGTTCACAGGCACCGGGTTAGACATAACTGGCATGGGCGTTACGATGGACGACGGCAGAAGAGAATTCACCATGTCTTCCACCGGACGAGTGGCCGCACGCTCGTTCTCCGATACGCCACGTCCAAGACCAGCCGGAATCATCCGACCTATCTCACGGTCGAACACCTTAGACGGGGACGCGATACCCAGCAGGCTCTTGGCACCATCGATGATACCGCTAACCGCGTTCTTGACCGCAGATATGGCACCGCCGATGGCGTTCTTGATACCGTTAATCAAGCCTTGAATAATGTTCTGTCCGGCGCTCAGCAACCATGATCCGGCCCCGCTGAACACGCCCATGATACGGCTTGGGATACTGGTGATGAAGCTCATCATGGAACTAACGCCACTGCTGACAGCGCTTGTAATGCCACTCCATGCGCTGCTTACGGCTCCCTTGATACCGTTCCACACATTGCTGAAAATACCGCTGATACCGCTCAGCACGCTTGAGATGACGCCTGACACTGCATTGATGGCACCGGAAACGATACTTTGGATACCGTTCCAAACACTGGAAACGATATTCTGGATACCTTCCCATACTCCAGACCAATCACCGTTAATCGCTGCCAATACGGTGGTGATTATCTCGTTAATAACGTTCATAACCGAAGTAACAACCGTCTGGATGAATGGGAAAACCGCGTTAATGACGCCCTGAATGTAAGTGCCCCAGATTTGGAACGCTGATTGGATGGCGGGTAGCACGGCCTGAATCAACGAAGCGATGTTATTAATCACAGGCGTTACAGCAGTCGCGATGACGCTCATAGTTTGCCCGATATTGCTCACCAAGGTAGACAACACTGGTGCAATGGTCTGGATTGCGGCCGTGATAATAGGCATGATGGCATTACCGAGATTCTGCAAAGCACTCATTAGCGGCTGGAGTGCCGGAAGCACCGTCTGAATCGACGAGGCGATGTTATTAATCACCGGCGTTACGGCAGTTGAGATGACACTCATAGTTTGCACGATGATGCTCGCCACGGTAGCTAACCCTGATGCGAGGGGCTGGATTGCAGGCATGATGGCATTGCCGATATTCTGTAAGGCACTCATAAGCGGCTTAAGTGCCGGAAGCAACTGAGATTGCACCATTCCCACAACTGGTTGAAACGCTGTCTGGAACGTTGTGCCAATTTGTGAGAGAATCGGGCCGATAGTCTGCACTAGTCCCGTAAACACGCCGCTAAGTCCGCTGATTCTCTGCGCCAACATGCTGATACCGGATGTCAACGGGCCTTTGAACTGGTCAAGAATCGTCGTACCCACACCAACCACGGACGCTTCCAGATTACCCATCGCACCTTCGATAGTGCTGGTACTGGTAGCGGCTTCCTTCGCGGCGTCCGTCATACCCAAGTCCATTATGGCTTGGTTGAATTCCTCCGCGCTGATCTCGCCCTTCTCCATCGCGTCGCGGAAGTTCCCAGTGTAAGCGCCGTTCTTGAGCATCGCCTCTTGAAGTTTGCCGGATGCACCGGGGATGGCGTCGGCTAGCTGGTTCCAGTTTTCTGTGGTGAGCTTGCCAGCGCCAGCGGTCTGCGTAAGCACCATACCTACCGAGCTGAAAGTTTCAGCGTTGCCACCGGCGACAGCGTTCAAATTGCCTGCTGCTTCGGCTAGTTTGTCGAAGCCCTGTACTCCGTTCGCGGCAAGCTGTGCGGTCACGTTACGGATATCGCTGATACTATAAACCGTCTGGTCGGCGTATGCCTGAGTGCTGGCGGTGAGCGCGTCAATCGTACCCGTATCCAGTCCGGCGAAGTTCAGCGTGCTTTTGAACTTGTCCGCAGAGTCGGAGGCTTCGATAATGTCTCCGGTAAGATCACCGATGGCGTCCACAGCCATACCGATACCCGAGGAAACAAGACCGCCAACGGCACCGGCGGCGGCACCGAACTTCCCTAACCCGCTGGAAGACTTACTAGCAGACTTGTCAACGTCACCCAACGATTCATCAGCCTGTCGCGCCGACTCTTCGATCTGACGGCTACCTGATTGAATATCCTTTACGCCAGCGTTCCAATCGCCGGTGTTAATCTCGGCGTCTAGGGTCAGTGTCGAGTCTGCCATCACACATCCTTTCCGAGTTTTTCGATAATCGCGTTAATCCTGCGGTCGCCATTCTTGCTGAACGCGGCGGCTATGCAATCGAACGTCATGAGATATTGTTCTGCCAGCCGCCGCCGTCGGATACGGCGTCCCTCCCTGAGCAGGCTCATCATCAGGGAAGGAGACACGTTGTTTTCCAACACGTCGCGGATAGCCTGCCACCCATACAAGTCACCAAGCTCGGCGAGGATATGGACGCTCGGAAGCGGCTTGCGAGCCGCCTCCTTCTGTTTGTAATTCTTCATCGCCTTCCGTTCGGCGGGAGTAAGCAGGCTATCCCACGACTTCATTATTCGCCTTTGATGTCAACGGTGATGTTCTTCGCCATCAGACCGCACAACGTGGTCATGGCACGCTGATAGGCAAGGTCGCTACGCTTACGGGTCTGTGAAGCCCACTCGGAGAATTTATCGGCTGGACTCATAAGGTTTTCGACCAGCGGGAAGATAATCTTTTCGGCGGTTTCCAAAGTTTCACGGTTCGCCACGCCAGCGCTCAGCTTGTCGATTGTCTCCGCATTATCCAAGATCGTGAGCATATCCTTAGAGCCGAGCGGGCGCATGGTGTACACGGTGCCGTCGATTTTCACGGTGAGGGTGCGGAACGCTTCTCGGGTGTCGATGCTCAAAACAGGGGTAGTCATTGTTGCTCCATTCGGGTGATATCATGGGACTGTTCCCCTTCGGAAACTTCTAGAACTCGCGCCCGCCACCCGACCGTGCCAGCTACGGTGGCGGGCGTTACTTATGCTCACGCACCGGCGACATTAAAGTTAACCACGGTTTGAACAGTGCCAGCCTTGAACGTGACGGTACCCGTACCAGTCTGCTTAAACTGAATATCCCAAGTACCATCCCCGTTGTCCGTAGCGACAGCCTTAGCAGTTTCAGCTACGGTGGCGGTGATGGTACCAGTGGCACCATTCGGAGACGCCGCCACATTCACAGTCACATGATCGCCGGTCTTGCCGGAGATGTTCGCCGGGGACGCGGTAAGCGCGGTGACCTGAACGTTCTTCGTCTTGATGGTGCCGGAATCTTCGTCGTAATACGATGGGTTAGCCAGATCAAGTTCGCCCATGACGACGGCACCGTTCGCACCGGGAGTCATCGAACCGGACAGTGTAACCACGAACGGGTCGGACAGGCTCACGGTGAACTCGCCGCCCGCGCTGATTAGCGCCTGCGGGATACGGAAGTCCTGCGCCGATGAATGGCCATCGCACACGTTATGGATAATGATGTCACGCGGAGTGTTGGAAACACATTCGGTGCCGCCGAAACGCACCTGACCCGTCTCGGATAGCGAACCGGAGATAACGCGCTTGAACTTCGCATTATGGTACAGTTCCGGAAACAGCATACCGAGGTAGCGGACGCTCGGACAGATAATGTTCAGATCGAAACTCATTTCCTCATATGAGCCATTCGGTACGTTGATAGTGCCGGACTGCGAGGACACCTCGGTAGTGCCGGAAGTCAGGGTAATGGTGCCAGCTTCATCCTGAACGTAGTCGGGGGAGATCACCATATCGTCGATGTAGACTGTCTTCTTGCCAATAAGGGGGTAGGAAGCCATTGTTTGTCCTTTCGTCGGGCGGGACTGCACACGCGGCGACTAATGGACGGTTCCTATTCTACCGTTTCGGGGGAGAGTTTGTAATCCACATTGAACCGGATGCTTTTCACCCAGCGTCCTTCCCCGTCGATGGCGTCCATGTCGATGGCGGTCGCCGGATGCACGCGGATTGATACAAAGTCAATATCAGCGATAGGGTTGCATGTCAGTCGGCAATACTCATGCAGACGATTGTTGACGAAGTGCAGGAGCCGGAGCATCAACTTTCCTTGTTCGATCACGTCGAAGTAGCGGCTACTGACCGTGAGCTGATCCGTGTACAGGTCGCCGTTGATGTCAACCGTGTTCGCGTTGACCCAGATGCCCTCGGCGTTCGTGACGCTACCCGTGTCCAGTACTGGACTGGTGCCGAAAAACAAAGTCTTTCCGTAAGTACCGAAACCCTCGTTCTGGAGGGTCATGCACATGGCCAGATCAATCATGATGGCGTTCCTATCCTAGGTTGAAATATGATTTAGCACGGCTAGCGGCAGTGTTCCTAGCCCGCTGGAGGTAGCGTACCGTGTTCGGGTGCAACCGGTTCGTGTGTTCGCGGATACGTGCGTAAGGTACGCGACTGTTGCCGAACGTGATACGCCACTTCACGGTGGAAAGTTGTTGGAAACGGCCACTGTTACGCAAAGCGCCGGTCAAGACGGGAGCGTTCTGACGTGCCATCTTGAGAATGTCCGTCATCATTCTCACTCCGCCCTTGTTCAACTGTTGGGTGGAGAGTTTGCGCGCCCAAGTAGCGGACAACTGTAGGCGGTAGCTCATATGCTGTTCCTGCCATACGGGTTCCCGTACACGGTGATGAATCGGGTCTCACCCATGTCCATATCGTCGCCTCGACTGGCTTGCGTGACTTGGTATACCCTGCCATCGGAGAGTTCCAGCATGAGGTCGGGCCATAATTCCATGTTATCGCGCAGACTCTTGGGAACCGTGTCCGTTTGGATGTGGAAGCGTCGGCTGCTGATACGTGAACCGTATTCGGTCGGCTGGTCGGACTGGGTGGAGTGCTTCACAATTACCTGCAAGTCGGCCAATTGTTCGTTAGGCAGACCGGGAGCCGTGTACCGCCAAAGCGTAGCTGTCTGGACTTGGTTCGGGAACAGTCGGAACGGGTCACAGAGCGTTGCCATAAGCGTAGTCACCCCCCATGTAATCCTGAGCGTTGAGCCACCACGGTAATTGATGATGCTTGCGAGGCATGGAGAGAATGCCGCCAGTCTGGACTCCGTTCCGGCATAGGCTCCACTGGCTGATAAGCGACTGGTACGGGGTCAACGCACGTTCCATAGCCGTCTCGTTGATTGTGGCGTAGCTTACGCTCACATCCTCGATGCTCTTGGAAGTGATGCGGTCGGTCTGTTCAAGAACGTTCTGGTCTGCCTCGATGACCGCCGCCAATACTGAAGATAATGGGGCGGGGAGCTTGGCGAACCCGTGCGTTCCGGTCACGGTGACTGCCGTGCCGACATTAAGACGTTGCGCGATTGTCAGACAGTTGGCGTATTTGGTTTCGGGCGTCCACCCGTCGCCCATATCGTAGTTCACGCGAAAATCGAGCTTCACACCGTCGGTGGTCTGCACGTTGGCTACTTCCGAATACCATGCCGGTAACGCTATGTGGCGGCCATCTCCTACGACAATTCCCACGTAATCATCCGTAATCGGGAATAGGTCTTTTTGGCATATGATGTTGGCGAGGTCTGCGAGCGCGGCGTCCTTCCATCGCGCGTAGACCGTCTCTCCCACTTGATCGATTACGCTTGCGTCGATGTCCATGTTTGCTCCTTCCGAAAATGAGTTAGGCCCTACCTCCCATTGTAGGAGATAGGGCCTTTGCGGTGCAGTCCCGCTACTGTTTAGGGTAGCGTGTCAGGCGGACGCCATCTGCCCGGCTGCGACCAAGGCGTCACGGAGCGCGATAAACTCGGCGTTAGTCGGAGTTTCGCCAGCTGGGTCGCTAACGTGCGCGGCCTGCTTGACCAGACCGGCTTTTTCCTTGGTCGCGTTGGTCGGCAGAACACCGCTCGCGATCTTGTCCACGGTTACAGCATTGTTAGCCAGCTTCGCGGTCGTCACGCTGCCATCGGCAAGGGAGCTCGGAAAGTCAACGGGATCACCCGAAGCGTCAAACACCGCTAGTTCGGCGATGTCCTGAACCGGGTTACGAGAGTCCGCCTTAACGATTCGAACTTGTTTAATCGTCATAGCAGATCACCTCATTCACCCTTCGGCTTGATGACCACGGCGGACTTCTCCGCGTCCAGACCGCCACCAGCGTAAATCTCCTGAAGATACTCGTTGGTGTTAGTGGACAGCGCAAAGTTGGTGAAAGCCTCGATGGAGGTATCGCCAACCACCGCGTAGTGAGACGCGGCCATAATGACTCCCATAGTGGTGGTATCGTCCGTGTCCGTCCACCATTCAGGGGTAATGATCTGGTTAACGCCGAGGGCGCGGGCCAGAGTATCGTCACCGCCGAGAGCAATGTACGTATTTCCGTTAGCGTTTGCGGACATCAGCAGATCGGCCACGGTGTCAGCATTGCACAGCAGCACCTTGTTGCCCTGAGCGCGAACTATGTGGGAGGCACGCACGAAGTCCATCAGCGGAGTGTCATCTGTCATGGTGTAGGAGAGCGCGAAACGGTTGCCCTTCCACTCGGACGACTTGTCTGCTGCGTCGGTCACGACGGAACGGAAATGCGCCATGTCCGAATAACCACCAAGAGTGATCTGACGTTCGATGGTCTGGACGATGTAGTTCGGGAGTTCCTGCAACACGTAGCGGAGCAGAGCGCCCGGACGCTGGGTGCGGCGGATATCGCCCTTGTTAAGGGTGATGTACTTGTAGGTGTAATCGGCCTGAAGCTCGCGCTTCACGAACGAAATCACCTGTTCCTTCTTCTTCGTGCCGTAGGAGCCCACAGGGTAGCCGTGGGCGCGGGTCTGGTCAGTCAGACCGGCGATGTTGCCACCGATGGTGAGACGATCCATGCCGGTCTTACGCAGCAGATTCCACAGGCCGGAACCGCGCGTGTTCAGCGCGTCCGCGATTGTGGTGATTGCCGCAGTCGGGATGAACTTGTCCACGTTGGTGACGTCAACGCCGAACGATGCGGTGTCCGACATGTTACGGTTCACGGTGTCAGCCCACTCACGGTGGAATGCTTCGACACCCTTGTTATCAGTGTCGATCAGGGCACGTTCGAACGCGATCATGGCGTCATCGGAGTCAAGCCACGTCTTACGGTCGTGGGAGAACGTCACGGTACCCGACTGGTGGGCGGCGTGGTTGGCTTTGTTGATGATGATGGTCTGGCGACCGCTGGAAGTCTGCACGGGGTCCTCCGGTGCCGGGGTGCCCTCGCCCTCGCCCTCGTCCTCCTTCTGGTTGGTGATGGCAGCGGTGATGTCATCGAGAGCGGACTGCATGATGTCACCGATGGAATCGGTGAGCTGTTCCGCCTCGTCCGGGGTGAGTTTGAACTGGGCGATGGTACGCGCCAGTTTCTTCAGGAGTTCCGGGTTCATGGTGTCTCCATTCTTGTTGTTGCGGCTGTTGATTGCGGTGAAAGCGGCCCTTGGGTCGGCCCCACGATATACGACGCTGATTTCCAGTAGTTCGCCATCGTGAATGATACCGTCTTTGCCGGGACGCTGGTTGAATTCTACGGTGATGCTGAAACTGTTGGTCAGGCATCCGTCGGAGGCAAGCTGGCGGATACGTTCGCCCTGATCTACCTCGCTGAGCTTCGCTTCGGCCATCATCCCATCATCGGTCATCCAAAGTCGGGTGATTGCACCCGCTTGGCATTCGATACTGGGCATGTGGTCGATCAGGAGCGGAAGGGATAGTTTGTCGGACTCGGTGAGATCGGACACCAGTTTCAGAGTGCCGTCGATTAACGGCGCTTTCAGTGTCTTCAAATCTACGGTGAGTCCGTCGCACATCACTTTGCCGCTGTTGGCAAGGAAGGTTAGGGTACGACCATTGGTTTCTGGGGCACCGCTGTTGGCGAAGCTCTTACGAGTCTTCATCTTGGCCCTTTCAAATAGTAGGGTAGTGGTGCGGTCGAACGTCCTTAATGGGCTTAATGTTCTGACCCCCATAGTAGCACGATGCGGTACACGTACAAGCCTTTGCAATTCGGGCACTTCAATGTAACCATTGTGTCACGGGCGCAGGAACCTAGATACCGTCCGCAGTGTTTGCAATGGATGTCGTAAGTCATGATTCCACCACCTCGTAATCCTCGTAGCACCGGCAGTTGGGGTGTCCGTTCGGGGTTTGCATACTCTCGAAGTTGTTCACGTAGGTGCGGTCTCCGATTTCGACGCTGGCGTTTTCAGCCAGATACGTGTCATCCAATGCGATTCGCTTGCCTTCCATGTGACGGCAGAACTCGCACACTTTTTCGTCGCCGCTGGTACGCCATACCTTGTCCAGTCGGACGTCAAGAGTCTCACTGAGATTGCGGGCGCTGTAGAGACTGCCGAGCCGTTGCGATTGCACGGTTTCGCAGCGGGCAATCAGTTCGGCGTGATCGTTGCCCATGCGTTCGAGCTCGTCACGCAGGCGTTCGGCGTCCCACTGTTCCACGTCGGCACGGTTCAGGATTTCTAGGACGTTGTTTGTGATGGTCTTGCTGGTGGACTTGGCGATGCTACGCAAGTGGTCCACGTAGGCTTCATGCACGGTGTCGGGGAGTTCAGTCCAGAAGTAGAGTTGTCGCCAATCATCAGCCGTATAGTTCTCGACTTCCACGGCAATGGCGCTTCCCGGATGGACTTCAGCCCACGCGGTAATGACCTGTTCCAGTTCGTAGCCTGTGCGGCGCGCGTAGGCTGCGAGGTTGGTCATCAGGTCGTCTTTCACGTCGTTTATCCACTGGTCGCCGATGGCTTCCAGATCGTCGCGTAATCCGTTCTGGGAACGGCGGGCGAGCCTGATAACTCTGTCCACGTAGGTTCGAGTGGCGGGCAGAATGCGTTTCTCAGTTGCCGTTTCCTGCGGTTTGATATTACGGCTATACCGTTTTGCGGCTACTGGGATAGTCAGTGTCGGAGCCTGCTGGTGCAGGTCAAGGCGCTTGTACGAGTCGGGTAAGCCGAGCGCGTCCACGGCAGACTTCAGACTGGCACCCATGTTCAGGAGCTGGGTGAGCGAGTCAATACGTACCTTCTGGATGTCGGCCTGAACCTTCTCTACGTCGGTTTGGGAAGGCAGAGCGAGGTCGAAAGTGATGCCATACCCAAGTCCACCGGTGATACGGTCTAGTTCGAACTGCCATTTATCCCACACCGTCATACACAGCGGCTTCAACGTGTTTTCGATGAACGCACGTTCGGCCTGTTCGGCGTTGGCGTAGGTCTGGCCGTTGTCGATGCCACGAATAATGTCCGGGACGGCCAGCGCGTTCGACAGTCGGTTGTTTACCACGTCGTTTACGGTCTGCAAGTCCAGACTGTCGTTGTCGTTCTGGAATGGCACCCACACCAGTTTGCTGGTGGTGCTGGGCTTATGGGTCATAGGGTCAACCGGAATCATGTTGTATACGATTCCGTTGTTGTTGCCCGCGCCACGGAATGTGCTTTCGAGGCGTTCGCGGTTGCGTTGGAAGTCCTCGGTGTTCTCCGATACGATGCCGAGCATTCCAGCCGGTACAGCGTTGTTGCCGAAGAAACCACGCTCATAGTCGGCGATCATATCGTCCACGTTCGCCCACTTCTTCACCGTCATGGCAGGAGCAATGCCGCGCGTCGGGTCGTTTGGATGCTGGCTGTAGCTGAGGGCGATGGTTTCGTCTCGGGAGAATTCGTAGACTCGTTCGCCGTCGCCCAAGTTCATCGTGACGCGATGATACCAGTCCGAGCGGGAAGAATTGTACTGGCGGCTGTTCGACGGTAGTAGCGTATATCCGATGATGTTGTCGGCTGTAATGTCTCCGCCCGGCCCGTTAGTTGTCCAGATAAGAATATCCAAGTGGGATTGGGTGAGGATGGTGGCGCAAACGATCTTGAGGAATTCCAAGCATGAATACGTGTCGTTTGGCGCGTAGAGCGCGGCCAATGGTGCGGGGGCCGGGTCGATGCGCCTGTTCTCCGAGTTCACGGCGTAGGGGATTACCGTGCTGAATCGTTGGGCGATGGCGTTCACGTAGGGGAACACGTTGTCGTAGGTGTCGTGCATGGGGATAGTGTTGCCGCCCATCGGCTGCCAGATGTTCCCGCCCATAGGCGTGGGGGTTGAGCTTGGCGCGTGGTCACGGTCGAAAGCGCTCATAAAACCGTCACGGAGATTTTTCAACAGGCTCACAGTTTCCTCGATTCGTCATAAGACCCTGCGTCTAGTCTACCGGGTGCAACGCATAAACCTAGCAAACAGCAACGTCCCACGATGGAAGTTGCAGCGGCTTGTAGTAGGCGAGAAGGACGCTATCCGCTAGATCGGGGCTACCAGTCTGATTCTCTGTTTTGTAGTCTTTCTTCCGCTGCACTTCGCGTAGGTTTCTGTTGTTGATTGCCCATTCACGGGTGCTGAGTTCCTGAAACAGTTCGGCTCGGTGTTCCAGATTCGGGTTGATGGTGATTTCCGAAAGCTGTTCGGCAAACTCGAACCATAATTCCGAACTGACTGCCGGATAGCGGTCGGGATGCTTGGGCTTGGCTCCGAAGTTGA